TGCTGGACTGCTTTTCAGAACTGGGAGCTGAGTGCATCATTGCCAGAGAAAATCATGAGGATGGGGGAACTCATCTCCACGTGTTCGCTGATTTTGGACGACGCTTCCGCTCCCGCTCAGCTACGATCTTCGATGTTGAGGGTTACCACCCGAATGTGTCGGCATCACGAGGAAAGCCTGACCAGGGCTACGACTACGTCACAAAAGATGGGGACGTCATCGCCGGGGGACTCGCCCGCCCCGATGGAGTCACGCGCCGAAAAGGAGATTCTGAGACTGATCAGAAGTGGGGAGAGATCGCGGGGGCTGAGAATCGAGATGAGTTTTGGCGATTGGTTCACGAACTGGATCCAAAGTCTCTTGTGGTGCATTTCCCCGCTATTTCCAAATTCGCCGATTGGAAGTTCGCTCCTAAGCCAGTGGAATACAACGGCCCAACGAACATTGAGTTTATTGGAGGAGAAATTGATGGACGAGATGCATGGGTTGAACAGGCTTTTGCTGGTGCTGCAGGTGAGTACTGGGCTGGGTGTTATAGACGGGAGTCTTTCGGAAGGGACCCCCACCGGGCTCCGCCCGGTTGTCGGGCCCATGGGGACCCCCCCTTCCTACAGCTCCCTCAGTTCGTATCTTGAATGGGTTGTAGCAAGGTATGCTGACTTCTTGCATAGGAAGAATGAAGAGTTTGGTGTTGTACGGCAAATCCCGTACAGGCAAAACATTGTGGAGCCGAAGTTTAGGCAAACACATTTATTGCATCGGGCTAGTGAGTGGAGCTGAATGCGCCAAGGCGGCTAGTGCTGACTACGCCGTAATGGATGACATCAGAGGCGGGATCAAGTTTTTTCCCGCTTACAAAGAGTGGCTAGGCTGCCAAGCATGGGTCACGGTGAAAGAGTTGTACAGGGAACCGAAACTAGTGCAGTGGGGCAAACCAACCATCTGGTTGAGTAACGTGGATCCGCGACTGCAAATGCCACAAGAGGATATTGAGTGGTTGGAGGATAATTGTATTTTTGTGGAGTGCAACGAAACTATTTTTCGTGCCAATACAGACTAGAGTTGAAATTCAACGACAGCAAGTCGCTCGAAGTTGCAGCGGAGCCTGCAGCGATAATATCATAGATATAATAGTCTCCCATTCCTGCCTTAGAATCAACAGAAATATATGACGTCTGTTCCGAACCGCCAGTCTCATCATCATCATAGACAATATTGTGATTCATGGGATGCCAGAGCTTGCGCTCAAATAGTACACCACGTTCGTTGCCAGAACGGATGGTCCACGTTTTGTCAAACTTGACAGAAATGCGGCGGGTATCTAGTGAAGCGACGAGAGGGTCGTTCCAATCAACACCGCTAGCGCCTTTGAAAATAATGCCCTCATTATTGTTGATCGTATTCGGTTGGGCATTGATGTTGGCGTTGAACGCCAAGCGCTGCATACCGTTTGAGGTGTCGACATAGGCTTGCACTGGCTGCACCGGGGTATCGGAGGGAGATGATTGGATCAACTGGGGGCCCTTGAAAGTGAAACAAATGCGGCGGTGAAGCCACGAAATGGAAGTATTGGTCTGAACGCGGATATTCTCGCTTAATCCTCGCATATAGCAAGTTTGCGAAGTACGAGATGCGTCTTGGCCGATCCTGGCAAGGTCGGTGCCATAAGTAAGATCCTGGGCTGAGGCGCACCAGAGAACCCGAGCGCCACTGACGCCGTTGGCGTAGAGGGCGATGGGGCCAACAGTACGAGACGAGCCATCAGTCGCGTTGGTGTTCGAGTACGTCAACATGGTGTTGCGTTTCTTCCGTGACGTCGCGTTCAATATCGACTTCCGAGACATAGTTTTCCGGGTACGCCCGGCGCGGCGTGGGTATGACCTTGAACGTCTGGTGCGGGTCGATCGAGATGAGGGGCCACGCCTCCTCCGAGACGTATAGCGTCTCCGGCGTGTACGGGATATTAACCAAGCCATTTCGAGTTAACCAGACCCACATTGTTGGGACATTTGTTGAAATGTTGGGAAATGTGTTGGGGGTAGGCGGGTATTTATACCCGGGAGGGGACAGGTGTGTCCTGTGTCCTGCTCTATAGTATTAGTTTCGAGCAGGACACGTTGGACACTTCATTATGTCATTCTACTTCTGCGGAAGATATGGACTTTTCACTTACGCCCAGTCAGCCGGCATTGACCATTGGTCCGTGCTGGACTGCTTTTCAGAACTGGGAGCTGAGTGCATCATTGCCAGAGAAAATCATGAGGATGGGGGAACTCATCTCCACGTGTTCGCTGATTTTGGACGACGCTTCCGCTCCCGCTCAGC